TTTTCAGCAGTACTGGCCACTTCTTTCTCAGGATTAAAATCCTCAACCAACACTCTATTAACATCTTTACTTCCGCTATTACAATGATATAGCTTATCTTTGTAGATAGCCAGTGCTCCCTCAGAAGAAGCAGATATAATCTCAACTTCTTCTCCTAGAGCGGAAGCGAAAACTTTATCATAGCTGGAACTAAATAAAGATTTTAATGTTTTCTTGTTTGACATCCTTTTCTTCCTCCAAGGAAAAAATTCCTTTTCTCTTAAAGTTTTTATACACATATGAAGACACTTTTAATGCCTTTGGGTTATCTTCTTCATTTTTGTATATTTTTAATAACTCTTCTGTTAATCTTTTGTGTTGTCTAACAGACTTACTGATAGAAGCAACTTCAAGTTCTTTCTTAATTTCATCAGCACCAGGAGAAGTCTCCGGACGAGACTCTTCTTCTGTGCCACTAATTTCATTTTCAAGATCAGCCTCAAAGGGAGTTAGATCTCCAGACTCTGGACCTGTAAAGGTTTCTATTCCCCCTACATTACCAAGACCGCCTAGAGCCGCTTCTTCACTAGGAGCGTCTATTTCACCAGCTTCAATTCTCTTTCTCAGCTCATCCTCAATAATTTCCTCATCAGTCATTCTCAAAATTTTAGACTTGATGTAGTAATTGGAAAAGTCTAGCCCTTGCATAGATTGAGCAATGTTAAGCCTCTCCGTCAAAACTTCCAATCTTCCCAATTCTTCAATAAAATTACCAAGAGTAGGAATAAATCTAAAGTCAACATTTTCAAGATCGATTTTTTTATAGGTTAATTCGATAAAAGCAACTTTGTAAAGTCCTTTAATATAGTCATTCTGAATTCTCTGAACTCTTTTAGCAAACTGCCTGGACTGTTGTACCAAAGTTGTTCTGTTGGTTACTTCGCTTTCATTTCCTAAGTATGCAGCAGAGATACCAAGACCAGCATAGAATTTACGCCTAAAATACAGAACGTCTTCAATATCTGATAAATTATTAGCGCCAGGTAGAGTTTCAATTCTAGTGTTGCCGCCGTCACGTCTTACTGGCACAAAGTAATCTTCAATAATAGACTCTACATCAAACTTGTTAACTACAGAGCCCGAAGTAGGACTTACCACTTTTTTGTTTCTGAACTGATTGATAACAGAATTGATGTGTTGTTTCACCTTAGCGGTTGGAAGACCACCGATATCAATAAAGAAGATTCTCTTTTCTGGAGCACGAGATAAGCGATAAATCGTTAAAGCGTCTTCCAGTCTTGACATTTGTAACGCAATATTTCTGACTCTTTCAAGGTAAGATTTTCCGTAAGGTTTAATGTCTTCGTCTTCAAGACTAAATTGTACAATTTGATTACTATTGTAATAAACTGCATTGTCTTTGAAACTTGCAATGAAATTTTCGTAGAAAGATCCGTAGGAACCGTACCCTCCACCTGATCTCCCACCATTGCCGCCGCCATATTCATCCATTGTATCGTTGTATAGATACCCTAAGATTTTATCTGTCAAAATGTCTGCAACAATCATAACTTTTCTTGGAGATCTATATTTTAAAGCTGTTACACCCTCGTCATGTTCTAGTACAATCTCATAGAAAGTGTCACCATACTTAACCATGTTTCTAATTTGTTTCCAGGCAGAGTTATCGATGTCCAGCTTACTGTACAATAACTCTTCAAGAATTTCTTTAACAACTTCATTTTCACATTGTACTGTTAGAATATGTCCGTCTACGTTTCTCTGAATGGACTCATCTGCAACAATATCTAGAGTAGCAGAAACTTCTGGAAATCGCTCTTCGACATTCATATATTCCACGTATTTAAACAGTCTATCATTCTCAAAACCACGATCTAAAATTGTAGCAGTTCTAGCAAATGCCGATCCTAAAGTATGAGACTGATTCGTGAGGCTTTGGTTTAACTTGCCTGCTGCTCGTGTAGACTTATCAATTCTATTTGCAGATACTTTAGAGGAATCAACTTGAACTTGGTTTTCAGGATTGTTTCCTAGAATGCGATCCCAAACAGGTTTAAAAAGTTTTTTAAGAAGACCCAAATCTTTAGCAGGAGGAGCATCCTCCATATCTTGTTGTTTCTTATATTCTTCGAGATCTAGAGTTAAGCCTTGTTTAATTTTAGTTAAAACAGACTCATTATGTTTGTTGCGCTTTTTGTTTTGCTCTGCCACGTTCTGTTCCTCGTTTTTAGGCTACTATTATTCCATATGGATCATCTTCTTCTTTATCTTCTTCTTGTTTTTGCGTTCTTTTCATATATTCTTCGTAAGGAGAAAGGGGTACATTTGGGGCATCAATTGCTGAAAGAGCATCTGAAAAACCAGAGTATACTACCTCCTGTCCCTTCCCCAAAAGTTCTCCATTATCCAACTCATACTGGTGTAAATAAGCCAGCCCAATGGAAAGCGAGATAGTCAAATCATCATGCTTACCTTTTGTGTGCTGGGCTTTTTTTCCATTCCAAATAAAGGTTATAAGCTCGCCGTGAATATCCAAGCAATACACTCTCAGTCTTCCATGTTTAGCATCAAGATAATGTTCTAAAGCAGCAATCATTTTTGCTCGTGTTTTAACATTAGTGTTCCATCCAACTTGAATTTTAGTGCTACTAACGGGAATCTCATACACATTCGCATAACCAATTTCATTCATTAAACGCTCATTAACCTCATCTCCATAGCCTGCGTTGTTCTCAATAATTGCCAAAGCATTATTGTAGTCACCGCCAACATTGTTTACAAGTAATGAATATTGCTTTGCTTTTATTCTTCCTTTGTAAGTACACACTACTTCCAAGGTTTGCATATCTATAACGGTGAAAGCAAAAAAGTCACCATCAGATCCACCTTTAGCACAGTCACCAGACAGTACATATTCGTGTTCAGGATTTGGAGGGACATAAATTTTAACGCCTCGCTCCCCTGTCACTAATGTCTTTTTCCTTTCAAGCGCCTCTCTATGAATTTTCGAAGTAACGGTAGAATCTATAACAGTGTTTCCAGAGCCAATGAAACTACATAGAAGTTCCTGGGCCGTTCCTCTTGCTCCTAACACTTTTTCCTGCGTATCAAACCATTTCTGGTCTCTATCAGGGTGTACATCCCAAGACAAAAGAATAGGGTTGAAAATTGCCAAATCTTCTGTGTTTCCATACTTCTGGTCTTGCTCTGCTGCCTGCCACAGCTCATAGAATAGCCCCTGCTGCCCTTTAGGAGTAGAAAGCAACACACACCTTCCTCCAGTACTAAGAGTAGGAAATGCGGCCTTCCAAATTTCATCCAGCTTATTAATAGATGCAGCTTCGTCAACAATCAGAGCACTCAAGGCTTCAGATCTTCCTGAGTCCTCGTTGGTAGTAGAGGAGAAAATTTTACTCCCATTGCTAAATTCTACCGAAGTTCTATTCCAAACAGCAACCGAAGGTTTCAGATGAGCAGGAGTATATTTGTAGATCAGCTTAACTTTATCAAGAAGGTTAATTGCAACTTTCTGACTCTTAGACAAAACCAGAATTTGTTGATCTGCACTGAAACATGCCATCCAAGTACAAAATCCAGCTATAAGAGTGGAAATCCCCAACTGCCTAGATTTCAACACAATATTAAACCGTCCAACTGTCAGCTCACTAAGAGTAGTCTCCTGAAAAGGATACAAATCAAAATTAATTTTGCCATCCATAGGGTGCTGAATGATAGCATATTGCCTCAAGTAGTAATTTATGTCTGTCCTGCACTTAACATATTCACTATAAAGTTCTTCCTTATTTGTAGGAATAATATAGTTCTGGCAAGACAGCTTTACCGGATTGTATTTTCTTTGATCTTTTTTTCTAGACATGATTATAGTATCTTCTCATTAATCAAGTAATTACCCGAAAAGAGACCTAGCATAATTGGTAAGATATTGTTTCTTGAATTCTTTCTTTTCCTCATTTGAGATGGGTAAAGTAAGAGTGGAAACAAAACCAAGTTCCTCCAACAACTGTAAAAAGGAAAGCGTCAGTTCAACTTTCAAGTTTTTCCCGTTTGTCCTAATGAAATAATGACTAGCATTTGTTTTAGTATAGTTCAGCTTAATACAAGGATACTTAGAGACAACATTCTCATCAGAATGGCAAACTTGAAAATGTTTCTTTAGAGTTTCTAGATTCAAAGACTTAAAGTCATAGAATTTATAGCAGTTTTGGCTACTATTTCGATGCAGGATAAAGATAGGATACTTAAAATAGTAATCTAGAATGTCAGACAACCAGGCAATTCTTTCTTCTTCAGTTCCTACTGCCCTTTCATCCCTGGAATATTTTCTGCCCAGAGAGAATCTCAACCTGGAGGCCACTAAATATTTCGAAGAGATTCCAGTTTTAATGTCACCAACAAAGTTAAAGATGTCATAAGCTTCTGAAAATCCTCCAACAGGAATTCCCTCCGTAAGGATAGCAATTATTATTTCAAGCTTGTTACCGCTGTCTACATTGTAGAGCATTTTTCTAAGGTTTGTATCTTTACTGTATAGCTCTTCAAACTTCAAAAGAAAATGACCGGCATCAAAAGCCCTCTTTAATTCTGAAAGTTTGTTATTCAGGCTGTAGTAAGGAAGCTGTCCAAGACAAAAAGCATACTGTCGCAATTCATGTTTTACTGTTTTAGAAACTTTGTTCGAATCGATAAATGAAGAAATCTCCTCCGGTCTTCTCACAACAGGAGAAGCCCCACAAGAAGAAATTAAAGAATCTAAAAGATCTCCCCTATTCTTCATCAGTGTCCTTCGTTACTCCCAACTCTTTTTTCGCAACAAAGCCTTCAGGGTTAATACCAAGTTGACTACATTTTTTCTGAAGTTCAATTAATTCTGTGTCCGAAAATTGAATACCTTCCATTCCATCTGGAGGAGGAAGAATTCTATCAACTGCTTTCTGCTTGATAATATTTTCTTGCATCTTAACCATAGTGGAATGATGTTTAGCCAAAGTCGTTAACATTTGAGTGACAAACATATACAACATGGGATTTATTTCTGCTTCCTTTTGAAGCCTATCGATCAAAAGCATAATCACTCTTCGATCCGTTAGAATCATTTTGTAGGTTTGTTTTGCCAGTTCAGAAGGATCAGTATCGTCAATACTGTCTAAAACAAAAGATTTAATTTCAGATACTTTTTCATCCAAAAGAACGTCAGATAAACCCTGTTCTTCTTTTACAAGCTCAGTATTAAAGCTGTCGATCAGTTCTTGACTGTCATCGTCAAACTTGTTAATTCCCATTACTATTCTCCCTCAAAATCCTCTCTATAGATATATTCCCCTGTCACTTCGTCAAAATACTTTTCATCAAAATGAATCTCCTTGCCTTTTTTCTTTTTAGCATTGTTAATAAAGGTAATCAGATGGTTTTTACAAATGATGCTGATAAAGTTAAAGATTGTAGCTCTCTCAGGTTTATATTTGTGAAGATCTTTAGTTATTTTAATGGCACATTCTTGAAGTAAGTCATCTATAGGAGGACACATAAGATCGAAAGAATTAGCCTTTATCATTCCCTTTGCAATAGGAAGAAGCTTCTCAACCAGCATATTCCGAAGCACTAAATCTATATCCTCATTCTTACATCGTTCAACGTAAGAGATCACATCATCAAATACATCTTCTTCGTGAAAGTAAAGAACTTTCTTCTTTTTGCGACCCGGTTTCTTTCTCTGAATAGCCATAAAGTTTGTAGTCTCGCTCCCTTAAAAAGTTTTCATGAACTTTTCAGGAGTTGAAAAAATAAGATCTTTCAGAGCAGGATAAACAATAGTCTCCCAATCACTTTTCTTAAAGGTTTTAAATTCTTCAGGAATCTCTACGCCTTCTATGCCCTTAATCTTCCACAGTGGACCAGAGGAATAAATAGCTTTAAACTCTTTTAACTCTTCAAAAATTCCTGCTGCTTCGTTGTACCCTGTTTTGTAAAAAAGAACAACAATAGTTTTCTGCATAGGGGGAGCTGTTTTGTTTTTGATAGTTCTAATCTCAAGCTTATTCCCTAGAACATTTTTGTCAGCATCTTTAATTTGCCCAAGATTTTTCACCAACAATCTATGAGTTGCATGATATTTTACGGCCTTGCCACCAGGAGAAACAAATTCTGGTCCACCAAAACCTGTCATATTCATTTTATCTCTCAACTGATTTATGAAAATCAAAGAAGCATTCACGTCCTTCAAAGATACGGTCAAACGTCTCAAAGCTTTAGAGTTGATTCGTGCCCTCTCCGCCATTTCAGCACTATCAATATCCGATTCAATTTCTTTCTTAGTAGACGCAGCGGCAAGAGAATCAATAACAATAGTTATGGGAGGACGACTCCCTTTCGGCTTGTTTTTTATGTCTTCGTATATAGAGTTTATGATTCTATCAAGATAACTGTAAATTTCTTCAAGGGTACTCAATTGTTTGTACAGAAATCTCTTATCCCCAGCATCAAGTCCTAAAATTTCCAGTCTAGAAAATTCAATAGCATTTTCAGTATCGATTAGAATAGCAATTCCACCAGAATCCAAAGTTTGTTTCAAAATCATAAACCCCAAGGTAGACTTACCTGAACCTTCAAGCCCTATAATCTCGGAGATTCTGCTTACAGGATATCCTCCTCCCAATCTAAGGTCTAAGTTAGGAAGACCATAGCTAAGGTACTCAATATTTCTAATTTCTTCTTTTTCCTTAACAGGATCAAAACTCTTATCCAATTTTTTCAAATCATAAATAATGGTGTCTGTAAGCTCACTTGCATGAAGCATAGTTTTTGCATACTCAGGATTAACCATGTTTAAAACTTTCAAATCAGCTTTAGTAAAAGTTTCTTCA